GAGGCGAGCAACGTCTATCGCTGGTTTCTCGCGTCGAGTCGCAACCAGAACAGCGGCGAGAGCGTCTCGACCTGGCAGGGCGTGCTGCTCGGCACGTCGCCGGGCTTCAGCGCGTTCACGTCGCGCCACGGCGCGGTGGCAGCGGGCTACGCGACGCGCCTCGACGCGCTCTGGGATGCGAACCTGATCCGCTCGGTCGCGTGGGCGATCGGCCCGCGCCTCGCGCTGATCCGCAGCGTCGGCGTGAACGGGCTCGCGGACCATCCAGGGCGCGTGCTCTCGGGCCCGCTCGGCGGGATCGACGACGGCGATCTGATCCACGACCTGCGCATCCTGACCGGGCTCGACACGGGGCGCTTCATCGGCGCGCAGAGCCTCCCGGGGCGCGGGGGATTCTACTCGACGGCGGTCACGCGCGCGGCCGCGGGCAGCGACTTCACCAGCGTGATGAACGTGCGCGTGGTGAAGGAAGCCGCGCGCCTCTCGGTGTCGATCCTGCAGGACTACCTCAACAGCTCGGTGCGCACGATCGCTGGCGGGAAGATCGACCCGCGCGACGCCGACGCGATCGACGGGCGCGTGACCGCAGCGCTGGCGCAGGACCTCGTGGCGTCGGGCCTCACGTCGGCCGTGAGCGCTCAGGTCGACCGCAACAACAACGTGCTCAGCTCGTCGCAGTTGAATTTCAAGGTGCGCGTGCAGCCGCTCGGGTATGCCACGCTGATCGACATCGACCTCTCCCTCTCGGCGCAGGTGGCGTGACATGGCGACGATCAACAACCGCGAATTTGACTGGAGTTCCATCGAGGTCCGCACCGACGGCGACGAGCCGCTGGTCGCGATCACCGCGATCGCGTTCTCTTGGACCGTCGAGCGCACGCTCGTGCAGGGCGCCGGGCGCCGGCCGCTGGGGATGACCCGCGGGCGCTTCGTGCCGGGCGATGCGAGCATCACGCTCCACCGCAGCGCGTACGACGCCCTCGCTGCCAGCGCGGGCTGGTGTGATCGCGATCGCGTGGTCGTGATCCAGTACACCGACAGCGTGCTGGGCACTCGTCGCGAGGTGCTCTCGGGCGTGCGCTTCTCCGGTGCGCAGGGCGGCGGCGAGCAGGGTACCGACGCGCTGACCGTGCAGGTGAGCTTTCAGTACCGCGGTCTGACGATCAACGGCGCGTCGCCGATTGACGACCAGAGCATCTCGCGACAGGTGGTGTGATGGCCCTCGCGCCCGACGCGATCAAGGCGCTTGAAGCGCAGCACGGCCCGCTGCTGGTGATCGACGTCGCCAGCGAGGCCGACGGCCGCGAGCTCACGCTCGCCTTCAGGGCTGCGACGAGCGCGCACTGGCGTCGACTGAGCGCGGCCGACAAGCGGCTGATTGCTGGCGACGACAGCGCGGCCTCGGCGCCCGAGCTGATCGCGCGAGAGCTCCTCGTGCACCCCGATCGCACGGCCTTCGACGCGCTGCGGGACGATGCGCCGTGGATCGCAGAGCAGGCCGGCCGCGAGCTCGTCGGCCGCTTCGCCCGGAGGTATCGCGCCGCAGTGGGGGAATCTTGACCCTGCGGGACGAGACACGCACGGACCTGTGGACTGCAGCGTCGTGCATGCTCGCTCTCGCAGGGCACGACCCTGACGACCTCGATCCGCACCGACGCGCGGGCGCGCTGCTCGTGGCCGAGGCGCTGCACATTCACCGAATCGTGAACACGAAGGCGTAGCGTGGCCGAGACACTCACATGGCGCTTTGAGGCGAAGGACCTGATGTCGGGTCCGCTCGGTCGCGCCGAGGACTCGGTCGAGTCGCTGAACCGCAAGCTCTCGCAGGGCGCGGGATCGGTCCGGGGGCTCGACACCTCGTCGCAGCGCCTGGGCGGCACGCTGGGTCAGGTGGCTGGCGTGCTCGGTCAAGTGGGATCGCTCGCGGCTGGGATCACGGCAGCAGCGGCCGGAATGGCCGTGGCTTTCGCAGCGGTCAGCGCGAACATCATCCGCTCGGTGGCGGACATGGTGCGCTTTCGCGAGTCGGCCGTGACGACGCTCGGCGTGCTCATGGGCGGCCAGGGGCGCGCGGGGATCAGCGCGATCGGTGGCGCAGCCTTCCGACAGACGCAGGCGATCGCGCGCATTGCGCCGGGTCGCGCGAGCGACATCATGGCCGCGCGGCAGCAGGCGATCACGGCGGGCTTTCGCGGCGCCGAGGAGCAGCGCGTGCTCGCGGCGGGGCTCGACGTGGGGGCGCTGCAGTCCGGCGACGCGACGGCGCAGGGGCGATTCGTCCGCGCGCTCGGCCAGATCCGAGGCCGCGGGGCGCTGCAGGCCGAGGAGCTGAATCAGATCTCGGAGGTCGGTATCAGTCGCGCGGAGATCCTGCGGGCAGTCGCGCGCCAGCGTGGGATTGGCGGCACCGAGGCCGAGCAGACGGCGCAGGTCTCCTCGCTCATGCAGCGCGGGCAGATCACGGGGACCGAGGGCGTGAACGCGGTGCTGTCGGCCGTGCAGGCGACAACGCGGTCGCAGCTCGGCGGCTTCGCGGTAGCGCAAGGCGCGGGTCTCGCGGGCTCGATCAGCAACGCCGAGGAGGCGCTGCAGAACCTCATCACCGGGATCAGCGGCCTGGAGCAGCTGCCCGGCGTGCAGGCCTTCGCGAGGAGCATTGCTGCGATCGGTGACGCATTCGGTGGCGCGTCGGCCGCAGGGCTCCAGCTGCAGACCGTCGTGGCGGGGCTGATCAATCGGGCTGGCGCAGCGATCGGCGGGATACTCACCCCGGAGCGGATCGAGGGATTCGTCGGCACCCTCGCCACCGTGCTACCGCCGCTCATCGATACGATCGCGCGAGTCGGTGGTGCATTCATCCAGGGTCTCGGGCAGGGCCTCGGCCCGCTGATCCGAGATCTGCAGGGCACGAGCCAGGCAGACCTCAATCGCTGGTCCGAGTGGGCGATCGCCTTCGGGCGAAACCTGGGCGTCGTCGTGGGATTCGCAGCGCAGTTGACGGCCGCATTCGCTACTCTCGGCGTGCTCCTGACGAACGTCGCGGGGTTCGCGATTCAGGCGTACAACGCCTGGCAGGGCATCGGCACGTCGATCGTCGACGGGATCGTCGCCGGGATCAGGGGTGCTGCTGGACGTGTCACGGAGGCCGTGCAGGGGATGGCCTCGGGCGCCGTGAATTCCGCAAGAGAGTTCCTGGGCATTCGCTCGCCCTCGAGGGTCTTCGCAGAGCTCGGCGACCAGACGGCGGCGGGCTTCGCGGTCGGCGTCGAGCGTGGCACTGGCGACGCCCAGGGTGCCGTGCAGAGCCTCGTGGCGCCTCCTGCCCTAGGCGCTGGCGGCGCTGGCGCTGGCGCGCCTCTGGCGGGGCGCGCCGGCGTCTTTCAGATCTTCGTCGACGGCGCGGGTCGCGAGGCTGCCGCGATCGTCGACGAGATCGAGCAGCGCGTCGGCGTGACCTTCGACCGGCTGGCCCTCTCGGGCGGGAGCGTCTGATGGCCCTCGAGATCCCCGAATTCGCGGGCACCGCATGGGACGAGATCACGCTGGGAGGTGTGCATTTCGGCGGTCTCGCGGCCGTGTCTGGCGATGCCTTCAAGCGCAAGATCGACGCCCGTCGCGCCGCCGGTCAGGACGGGGCGCGCATCGTCGATAGGGGCTACGACCTCGTGGATCTCACGATCACGCTGACTGCATGGGAGCCCGAGCATGCCGCCCAGCTGCAGCGCCTCGTGGCCCTGCTGGCGCCTCGCGGGACGCGCGGCCGAGGCCTTGCGGTCGAGGTCCAGCACCCCGCGCTCGCCTTCGCGGGAATCAGTCGGATCTACGTGACCGGCGCGTCGCTGCCGTCGCCGTCGGGCGGCACGCTCACCTGGACGATCAAGGCAAGCGAATTTCGTGACCCGCCACCGGCGCGGCAGGGGCGCGCCGCCACGCGCACGGCGCAGGCCGCGCCGCAGACCTCGACCGCCACGGACCTCGACCCGCGGCTGCAGCAGGTGATCGCGCAGAACCCGATCCCGGCGCCGTCGCAGGCCGGCGCGGCGGCGCCTCCCGCGCGGGGTGGGTGACCCGTGGCCGAGGTGACCGTCGGCGGCCTGCGCTGCGTGCTCTGCGCCCTCACGGTGCCGCGCATCGGCGCGTGGGTGGCCGACGTCGACCTCGACTCGGATGCGACGCCGTCGGGGCGCGTGGTGCTCTCGATCGACGGCGTCGAGCGCGTCGGCGCCGTCGTGCGCGGCGCTGTCGCCTCGGGCTCGTGGCGCGGTCGCCTGGTGGGCGGCGCTGGCGGTCTCGCGCGGGTGCTGGACGCCGTGGCCCTGCGGGGCTCGACGCTGGCCGACGTGCTGGCCGACGTGCTGCGTGCGTCGGGTGAGACACCCTCGACGACGAGCTCGGGGCTGGAGCGCGTCGCGCCCTTGTGGGCTCGCATCGCAGGACCGGCCTCCACGGCCGTGGCCGACGTCGCGCGCGCGGCTGGCGTCTCGTGGCGCGTGCTGGCGGACGGGAGCGTGCGCGTCGGTGCCGAGACGTGGGCCGAGCAGCGCCCCTCGGGGCCCGTCGACGTGCTCGAGGAGCTGCCGGAGTCAGGGCGCCTGGTGCTCGGGGGCGACGTGCTGGGGATCGACGTCGGACGCACGCTGGTCCTGCCGGGGCGTGCGCCCGTGCGCGTCGAGCAGTTGGAGATCCGTGCGACGCCCCGGGAGCTCCGCGCGACCGTGACGGCCGAGGGCACGACGGGCCTTGGCCCCGTGGTGGACGCGGTGATTCGACGAGCGCTCAGGCGCGTGGACTACCTGGCGCTGTACCCGGCGCGGGTGGTGAGCCAGAGCGGGCAGCTGCTCGACCTGATCCCCGACGATCCGAGGGTGCCCTCGATCAGTGGGGTGCCGATGCGCCACGGCCTGCCCGGCGCGTCGGTGACCGTGCCGATCGGCACGCGCGTGGTGCTCGGCTTCGACGCGGGTGATCCCGCGCGGCCGGTCGCGGCCCTCTGGGAGGCTGGCGGCACCGCGACGCAGATCGCGATCAATGGCTCGTCGACGAAGGCCGCGCGCGACGGCGAGGCCGTGAACGCCAGCGCGGCGCTCTCCGCGTGGTTCACGCAGGTGCAGCTCGCGACCGGCGTGGCCCCGCCCTCGGGCGCCATCGGCGCGGTGTCGGGCGGCTCCGACGTGGTGAGGATCCCGTGACAGACTTCGGCACCGATATCGCGACGCCCGACGCGGCAGACCTCGACCCCTATTTCTCTCCCGTGTCTGGCGTGCGCGGGCTCGGCCAGGCGCTCGGGCGGCGGCTGATCACGCCCCGCGGGACGCTCCTCGACGATCCGAGCTACGGCTTCGACGTGCGCAGTGCCATCAACAGTTCCCTCACGCCGACGCAGACCGCGGCGCTGGAGCTGTCGATCGCGACCGAGCTCGTGGCCGACGAGCGCGTCGAGACGGTTGACGTGTCGGTGGCCTTCGCACCCGGGTCGTCCCGCCTGACGATTCGTGCGATAGTCCAGACCGCCGACGGGCCTTTCCGCCTCGTGCTCGCTGTCGGCAGCGTGACCACCGAGATCCTCGCCGCGGAGCCCCTGTGACGACCACCTACGCCACGCTGCAGACCGAGACGACGAGCGATCAGTACCTCTCGACGATCCTCTCGAGCCTCGCCGCGCAGGGGTTCCCCGTCACCGCATGGCAGCCGGGCAACGCCGGTCGCAGCCTCGCGCGAGCCGACGCCGAGTCGCTGGCGGACCTCCGCAGCGTGGTCGCGGAGATCGCCCGCGGGGGCTATCTCGACACCGCGACGGGCGACTGGCTCGACCTCGTGGCCCAGGGGCTTTTCGACCTCCCGCGCGTCGCGGCGACCTTCGCGGTGGGCAACGTCACGCTGACCTGCAGCGCAGCTGCGGGGCCTTACACGATCGGCCCCGGGGCGCTCGTCGTCACCGATGGGACGCGGCGCTGGCGGTCGACGAACACGGCCACGCTGACCCTCACCACGAGCGGCACGCTGAGCGTCCAGGTGCGCGCCGAGACCCCGGGCACCAGCGCGAACATCTCGGGGTCGCTCCTGCTGTCGTCGCCGCTATCGCCTGCGCTGGCTGGCGTGACGGTCAGCGCCGCGGTGTCGTGGATCACCGCGGCCGCTGTCGACGCCGAGACTGACGCGGCGCTGCGCGCGCGCTGTCGACTGCGCTGGTCGACGCTCGGGCGCGGGGCGAACCTCAGCGCCTATCAGTACAACGCGCTCGCGGCCGGCGTCGCTGGGATCACGCGCGTGCAGGTCCTCTCGGGGCCTGGCAACGGTGAGGTGACGATCTACGTGGCGCAGGCCTCGGGCACGGCGACGGCGGGACAGGTCGCGGCCGTACAGAGCGCGCTCGACGTCGTCAAGCCCGTCACCGACACTGCCATCGTGACCGCTGCAACGGCCGTCGTGATCGCCGTTACGGCCACGGTCTACGTCGCGGCGGCCAGCGACTCGACGCCGAATCGCACGCTGGCCACCGACGCGATCAGTGCGTACGTCAACGGCCTCGGGCTGGGGTCTGCGACCGTCGACACCGCGCGCATCGGCGCGTCGATCTACGCGGCCGCGGGCATCCAGGACGTCGACCTCGTGGCACCGGCAGCCGACGTGTCGATCGCTGCAGGGCAGGTCGCGACCGTGGGCGCCGTGACCCTCACGTGGGTGACCGTGTGAGTACCTATCTCGCGTGGCAGCCGACGCTGCAGCCCGCTGGCCTGCGCGGGCAGTGGGGCGAGCGCTGGGGCGCCGTGCTCGGCGCCGAGAAGGACGCGCTTCTCGGCCTCGCGAAAGACGCCGTGCTCGCGCGCTTCCTGCCCACGGCGCCGAGCGACGCGCTCAGTCTGCTCGGTGCCGATCGCCAGATCGGCCGCGAGTCTCCCGACACCGAGTCTACCTATCGCGCTCGTCTCGCTGGCGCGTGGGAGTCGTGGGCGTGGGTGGGCACGCGATACGGGATCGCGCTCGGCGTCGGCCTGCTGGGCGAGGGCTACCCGGCCGTAATCCCCTACCGAGAGCTTCCCTGGGATTCGGCTACCGATCGCTGGGCGCGGATCCGAATCCTGTTCACGGGCTTCGCCGGGTGGACGGGCGAGCCCTTCGGCGGCGCGTGGTCGTGGGGATCGCGCCTGCAGCAGCCTATTGAGT